GGTCGCGCTGGTCCTCGCGCTCCTGCTGGATGTTGTGGGTCAGTGCTTTCATCATCCAGCCCTCCTTACGCCGTATAGCAACGCTTGGCCGGGTTCCACGTGAGCTTCGGTATGCTCCGGCCGCAGACGCAGGAGAATTTCTGGTTTGTGATTTCTGCATCCTCGATGTTCGTCCGGCCGTAGCTCACTTTCTTGCAGGCCGGGCAGGTGAACTCGAACCGTGCCAGCGCGTCCAGCGGGATTTTCGCGCCGCACTTCCGGCACTCGTTGGTCGTTTGCGGTTCGCGCAAGAACTGTACAAACTCGCTCTTGCATTTCGGGCAGCGCAGGAGCATGAGCCCCTTTGCGCCGACGGGCGTAAGCCAGCTTACCGGCTTCTCGGGGGGGGCTTTCTTATCAGCCGAGGAAACTACCGGGGCTGCCTGCTGCGGCTCGTTGGGGACGTTCTTTTCCGCCTCCGGTGCGCTGTTGCCGTCGTACAGCGTCGTGGTCTTGGCGATGGTCTCGAGCGTTTTGAGTGCGGTCTCGAGCTCTGTGGGGCTCTTGCCGGTCAGCGTGACGCTCACATCCGGTTCTCCCTGAAACTTGAAAATTTCCATCGAGACTTCAAACTTCGTACTTGCCATGTTGGTTATGCCTCCTGTTTCTTTTCTTCCAGCTTGTTTGACGGGTCGAATTTCCTGCCGTCCTCTATGCCGCGCCATGCTGCGTCGATCTCTCCAACAGTCTTTGGCTGGGGCGTCTTTTTGAACTCTTTCGGCGGTCCAATCTTTTCGAGCTCGTCTTTAACTTCTTTCGGAACTTTCAGCACAAGGCCGTATTCTTGATTTTCCTCATTCTGTCTTGTGAACGCCTCGTATACGCCTCTGGCGAACCCATAGCCGTAGGAATCACAGATTTTTGCAATTTCCTGCGGTGTGTAATAGTCCCGGTGCTGTTTGCGGAGCTTCTTCTGCTCCGATTTAATGCACCGGACCGCATACCGGAATATCTTTACGCAGATTTCAATATCGCCCTCCAAGCCGATGAATCCGACGTGCCAAACGGTTGTTTTTGCGCTAATTTTGCATCGAAACGCCGAGCAGCAGTAGTTTTCTCCAATAACGATTGAGAGCGGGTCCATCCACGAGTTTGCTTTCTTGGAAAACGTCTCGCGGATGGCCCGTTTTATGACCGTAGTGTTCCGTTCCTCGAGGTCCCGCTCGCTGAGCTTGTGCTCCGCCATGAGCTTGCGGGCCTTGAGCAGGGCGAACTTCGCCTCCTCCGGTTCCGGGCTCTTTGCGAGGGCGAGGAGCTTTCGGATTTTGTCCTTGTAGTCCATCAGGCTTCAACCTCCTGCGCTACAACTCCCAGTAGCTTACAGCGTGTAAGCATCATCCTCTCTAGCGAGGACTGGTACTTCTGAACTGGCTCCGCAGAGCCCTCAAAACACCGTCCTGCGTACCGCCATGTGCCGCCCTGTCGCTTGAACGTAAGGTAGGTCGGCTGCCAGCGTCCGTTGACATCCTTTGCGGTGCTGATTTCTCCGCCCACCTGCAACAGGCCTGCGCGGTTTGTGCGTGGCGGTAAGACGTCAAGAAAGTAGCCAATCAGGTCCTCGTCTACCTTGTCGCCCGGTTCGAGATAGTCCTCTGCGGTCGGGAGGCCGCTCTCAAACCATTTCCCGAGCGTCTTGAGGCCGGTTCCTGCGCACTCTGCGCGCTGCCTCTCGACTTCGTTGGCAATTAACGCCATCTGTGTGTTACTCAAAAAAATGTCGCTGCCGTCGTCGAGGCGGAGATAAACGACGCCCGCCTCAAGGAGCGTTACGGGCAGGTCGAGGTACGTCGTTACCGCTCCGCTCCTGTCCACTACCGGGATGCAGATGCGCTCGCGGGCAGCTCGTCCTCCCCTGTGGTAAAGTATCCGGTCGAATGCGTACCTGCGGCAGTCGCATTTCTCGGTGCAATAATTGACCGCGTCGTCCGGCCACAGGCCGATAATCATAAGTCGCTTCATGACGTCCTCCTCAAACATAATCAGCGTACCGGGTGCTGATGCTCTGCACCCACTCTTTGTCCAGCTTGTTGAGGTATGTGCTCCACGCCTCCTCGTAACTGTTCCACCACCATTTCCGGCTCTTGAGGGCAACAATAAGCTGCTGCCGAGGCTTCATAACGAACTTGATGTACGCCCGGTCGCCCATCGTGTAGGCGACGAGGTTCTCGTCCTCGAAAAACTTCTGCCGGTTCAGGTTTGCGAGTTTGCCCTCTTTCCCGGCCGCGTAGAGCTTGGCGATGACGCTGTTCTTGCGCCAGCGGTACTTTTCATGGAGCTTCTCGTAATACTCCATGAAGAGCTCCGGGTCCTTGTTGGCGAGCTCGCATAGGCTCGCGGTAGGATTAAGCGTCGTCCGCTCGATGCAGAATTTGATGTCATCGACCAGCCGCGCAATCTCCTTTGCGTCCTTGTCCTCGATACGGCCCTGCCAGACTTGCTCCTGCAGGCCGTTGAACCACTCCACGAACTCAGAGGAAAGGCGGAGAATGGTGTCGCTGTGGTCCAGCTTCTTTGCGTTGTACCGCGCCGGTCCTGCGACGGCGACGCTCACATGGGCTGCCTCGTGCCGGAGCTGCTCGCTCCACTTGGCATAAATCTGGTCCACGATTTTCTGCTTGCGGCTGTCCGGGATGTTCCAGCTCATAACTTTCTGGCAGTAGACCTCGTACTCGTGGGCCGAAATGTCGCCGCGCTGGCCGCTCATGCTGTTGCTGTTCGCCTGATGAATGAGGCTCTTGTCCAATTCCTTGATTTTCACCTCACTCATGGTAGACCTCCTGCCGGTTCAGCGGCGGTTTAGGGATAGAGGGCTTCTGCGGGGCCAAAACCAGCTCGTAATCGGATGCCTGTTGCGGGTCGAGCGGTGTGGCGTACTCAATGTAGCCCCATGCTTTATTGTCGATTTCCTCGCAATAGGTCCGACCGCTCTCGAAGTTTACGATTTCGGTAACGCTCTCCGTAGAGGGGATTCCGCCCACCATCAGCGGGCGGCGTGTGCTGTAATATCTGTAAGCCATAATTTTCTCTCTGCCTCCTGCAATTCAAATGCGAGCTCGTCAAGCTCTTTCTCGATTTCCTCCGCGTCGTGGACAATCTGCCGCGCGCCCGGAACGCCCTTCGTACCGTTCTGCTTTGCCTCAATCCACATCGCAATATGCTCGTCCGGGTCAAAGCTGTCGGAGTAGTCCAGAATCTCGTCCGGGAAGTTCTCGACTTTCACGCAGACAATGAAGTCCTCTCCGGCCGGTGAATACCACTCGAGCTCAACGCGGCCGTCGTCCGTATAATCGCAAACGCTCCATTCACGTTTCTCGAGAATATCCAAATACGCCTGCGGCAGCTCCTCTTTTGGCCTTTCGGTCTTATTCGAGCGGTTCGGGTCCAGCCAAATAGAGATGTTGTAGATGTACTGACCGCACCGAACGCATACATCATGTTTGCCCCAATATCCGAGCTTTTTCATGCCTCGGACGCTGCCGGTATAATGGATTGATGGATGCCGTTCTTTTTGCTCGTCAGTTAATTTCATGTACTTCAACGTCTGCTGCCTCCTGTTCTATAATCGGGCCACGCCATCGTGATGACCGTTGAGACCTCCCGCAGGCGGCTTATGATGGCCCGGGCTTTTGTGCCGTCTCCGCCTTTCGGGGTCAGTGCTCGCACCAGCTCGTCGGCGTTGTAGTTCGTCGTGATGATGGTCGGCTTCATATCCTCGTACCGGTCGTTCAGGATGGAGTAGAGGGTGCTCACGCTCCAATCGGTACATTGCTCTTTCCCGAGGTCGTCCACAATGAGCAAATCGACCGTTTTGTACGCTTTGAGTATCTCGTACTCGGTGGCGTCGCTGTTGTCGAAAGCCTCCTTGATGTCGGCCAGCAGGTCGCCGGACGTCTTGCAGACGACCGGGACGCCGCATCCTATGAGCTGCAAGGCGATGGCGGCCGCGAGGTGCGTTTTGCCGGTTCCGTATGTTCCCTCTATGTAGAGGCCCTCGCCACGCTCTGCGCGCTGTGGAAAGCTGTCTGCATAGGTTTTGGCCGTGTCGTAGCACCGCCGCCGCTCCGGGGTGTCCCGGATGAAGTTGGCGAACGTCCGCTGCTGGAAGCGTTTCTTGATGCCGCTCCTGCCGAGCAGCCTCTCGATTTTGGCGCGCCGTTTGGCCTGCGCCGCCTCTTTCTCGGCCTCCGCCTTTTGTCTGGCCTCCTCTGCGTCCGCCTCCGCCCATTTGGCTTTTGCCTGTTCACAGGTGCATCTCTGCGGGAACGGGGCAAACATGAGGACCGTTCGGCCCATCACGAGGGCCTCGTGGTACAGTTTCCGGCCGCAGAACTCGCACTCGACCGGCTCCGGGATTTCGCGCTGGCAGTTGTAACCACCAGCCAGAATATCCTTGCTTGTCGGCCGTCGGTGCTGTGTGGTCTCAGCCGAACGAGCCGAATCCGCCGGACGGAGTGAATCCAGCATAGCCGTCATCGTTTCCACGCTGCTCACCTCCTGTGTAGTCGTTCATGTAGCCTTTTGCATTAAGCCAGCTTGCCGGGTTTGGCGTGAATTGCCGCTCCCGGAACCGGCTGTCATATTTCTTTGCGGCCTCAACCGCCGCGATGATTCTGTCGGTCGCCGCGTCGTCCGGCTCCGGGTTGATTTTGGCCCACGCCCGCTCTGCCGTGGCCCGGTCCACCTTTTTCGGGTAGGCCGCGTAGAAGCGGTCAAACCGTTCGGCCTGCTCTGCCGAGAGGCTCCCGGCTTTACGCCGGGGAGCTTTCGGTTTGTCGTGCTCCTCCGGCGTGGGCTCCGGTACGGCCGGTGGCGTTCCCTCCGCCTCTGTGGCCGCTGCAGGCTCCTGTGCAGGGCTTTCCGCCCTGCGGCCGGGAAAGTTATCGACCGACGGTTTCGTCGGTGCTGCGGTGCGCTTTGAGTAAAGCTGGCGGAGGTTCTCAAGGAGAGACTGCACCCAAATGACGCGGCAGCTCTCCCACAGCTCTTTGTCCACCTTTCCCATGGAGGCGAGCGTGTTCAGGATGGCCTCCGCCGTTTCGGCTGTAACTCCGGTGACGGCGAGTAGGTACTCCCATCCCATCTTGTCCCAGCAGTCGTAATACTGGCCGTCTGCCGCGCAAAGAAGTTCGAGCAGCTTAAACCAAAAGGCATACCCGTCGTTTCCCCAGTTCTTTTCAAGGATGAACTTTGTCCGGCTCTTTTCCCCGACGTAATGGGGGAAGTAGTCGGCGGTCTGCCTGTTGCTTCTTCCCAAGTCTCGCACCTCCTTTCTGCTGGTGATTTCAAGAGTAGATGACCTTGCTGCCCTCCGCCGTCTTTACAACGTCAACGGCCTGCGGGAAACGGGCTTTCATCTCCGGGTCGTGAGTGATAGCCATAATCTTGAGCGAGGAATACCGTTTCTGGATGGCCTCGAGGGCGTCGCAGTAGGCCTGTACACCCTTGTCGTCTAGGAACGGCGGCTCGTCGATAAACAGGAATCCGAGCTGCACTCCTGCGGTGCTGCTCTTGAGCTCTGCCAGCGCAAGGATGACCGAGAGGGCCGCCTTAACGCGCTCGCCGCCGGAACGGCTCATATAGGGCAGAGCTCCGGTCGCCGCGTCGTTTACGATGATGTCCAGCGCGGTGACCTCTTTCTTGCTGTTGCTCTTGAGGGTCTTTTCCATGCGCATCTCAATGCTCATGTGGCCGCCTGACATCTGGCTGATGATGCTCGTCGCGGTCGCCTCGAACAGCGGGACGATGCTGCGGACGATGTTATGCGGAATGCCGTCCTGAGAGAAAGCCCGCTTGAGCTCCTCATAGCCCGCTGCAAGCTGGCCCTGTTCCGTCGCCTGACGGCGAAGGACTTCGAGCTTTGCCTCTGCCGTCTCGATTTCTTCCATCTGCCTGCGGCTGTGTCCGGCCTGCTGGTCCAGCTCTTCAATGCGGATATTGTCCACCGTGAGGGCTGCATCCGCCTCCGCGTACTGCTCCTTGAGTTCGTCAACATCAGCCTGCGCCTTTGCGAGGGTCAGAATCTCCGCATTGATGCCATCAATCGCCGTCCGGGTCTTTTCTGCGTAGGTCAGGAGCTCCGTGAGGCGGGTCTGCGCTGCGCTCTTTTTAGCCTCCGCTGCCGGGAGCAGCTTTTCCAGCTCGATGTATTTCTTAACGTCCGAAAGCTGCGCCTCAATGCTGGCGAGCTCCGCTGCGTTCTGCCGGAGCTTTTTCAGCTCGTCCTCAACGACGAAACGGTCTGCCTCGAGGCTCTCGATATTGGCCGGAATGGTTTCAAGCTCCTCGTCGATGGCCTTGATGCGCTCTTTAACTTCCGCGAGGCGTTCTTTCTGCGCCGCCAGCTTTGCGAACCGCTCCGAGGCTTTCCGCAGGTCTGCAACGAGGAAACGCTGGGCCTGCAAATCCTTGCGGCAGTTGAGGCCCGTTGCCTTTTTCTTTGCGGCCTGATACTCAGCGTCGAGCTGCTCGGCGCGCTCCTCGGCCTGCTGCCGGTAGGTTTCCAGTTCCGTCTCGGCCGCAGGCAGTTTCTTTTTCGCCTCCACTGCATCCTGCAGGAAACGGCATTCCGGGTTCTCGACCGGGCAGCCGCAGGTCTCGAGCATGATGGCCCGGGAGCGGATATGTGTGACCTCGTTCTCTTTTATGTCGAGCCAAGACTGTATCCGCGCGGTTTCTGCGTTCTTGGTTTGGAGCAGCTTCATGGCCTCTTGGTCTGCTGCGAGATACTGCTCGTCCTGTTCTTCCAGCGCGGTGAGCCGTTCGCTCGCTCCTGCGAGGTCTGCCGCTTTCCGCTCGAGCTCGTCATAGTCCGCGAGGGCCTGCTCATAGCTCCAACACGTTGCCTGTGCAGAAAGTTTTTCGGCCTCGAGACTGCCTTTCTTTTTCCGCTGGGCAGAGAGCGCGGCCATAACGTCCCGCAGCTTTTCTTCCTTGGGCTGAATCAGGGCCGCCGTTCCCAGCAGCTCCTCCCGCCGTGCGGAAAGTTTTCCGTAACTCTGGCTGCCTGCCTCTACCTCCTCGCGCTTATCGAGGAGAGCCTGCGCATCGGAAATCTGCGCTCTGCAAACAGCCTGCGCGCTGGCGTTCGCGTTCTTCTCCGCAATCCAAGAGCCGAGCTCGCTGGCGAGTTTTTCCGACCGCTTCTGTGCCTGCTTGGCAATGTCGAGCTTTGTCTGCGCCTCGCTCATGGCCTTTGTGTGGATGGCCCTGTCTGCTACCGCGCTGGCCTTTTCGACGGCCGTCTTGTTCATGGCCGCCTCGACCGTTGCCTTGTCCGGCATCGTCCGCCCGGTCTCCTCCTGCAAATCCGCGACGCGCCGGAGCTCCAGGTTGGCGTCTGCTGCCCGGTTGGCCGCCATGCTCTCCATGCGGTCATAAATGCCGAGGCCGAGGATGTTGCCGAGAATTGCCATGCGGTCCGCCTTGTCGGCCTGCAAAAAGAGGCCGTACTGGTCCTGCATGATAAGGCCGGTCGCCTTGAGCGTCAGGCTGTCCATGCCGATGGTGTTCTCGATGATGGCCTGCGTATCGCGGTATTTCTCCGCGCTGCGGTTCTGCCAGCTCTCGTCCACATACTCGGAGAGATTCAGCGTCGCCTTTCCGCTCTTTGTGCGGGTGCGTGTCACGCGATACAGCTTGGTGCCGAGGTAAAACGTGAACTTGATGGAACCGCTGCGGGCATCCGGGTCGTTGCAAATCCAGCCAGTGAGGTCGCCCTCCCGGGGCTCCTCGAAAAGGGCGTCCAGAATGGCGTCCATGAACAGGCTGGACTTGCCTGCGCCGTTCTCGCCGTTGATGGTTGCAAAGGAAATGCCGTCGTAGCTGAACAGTTCGTCGCGGTAGTTGCGGTAGTTCTTGACCTCTATTTCCACCGGCATAAACAAGCCGGTCGGGGTCTCAAGGCGGCCTTTTTCCATTGCCTCCGAGATAATCGGGCGGGCCAGCTCGATTATGCGCTGGGCGTCCTCCGGGCTCTTTTCCTTTTCGGCGAGGTACTCGGCGAGGTTCTGCTCCGGGCTGTTGTCGCCATGGAGCTCGTCGCGGTTCACGCTTGTCGTGATTTCCTCCGGCGTGATTTCGGAGACATAGAACACACCACCGTCATAGAGCCTTTTCTCAAGGACAGCTTTGTTGAAAGCCTTGTTTGTTTCGTCCGAACAGGTGTAGAGAACGCGGACGATTTTTCCCTTGAGGCGGTCAGGTACAACGACCCGCTCCGCGCTCAACATTGTGCAGACATCGTCCTCGTTGAGGCGGATGGTCTCGAACTCCCGGTAGGGCGTTTCGATGTACTCACTCCATGCCTCCCCGTCGTCGTCGATGTCGTGGATGTAAAAGCCTCGCGGCTGGCCCTCGTCGTTGAAGTTGAGGCCTGTAATGCTGCCGCAGTAGAACACCGCACGGCCTGCCTCCGGGAGCTGCTGCGGCCGGTGGATGTGGCCGAGTGCTACGAGGTCAAAGTCTGCAGCTTTCAGGGTGTCTGGGTAGATGACGGGCTCAAACTGTGCAAATAGCGCGGTCTGGCCGCTCTCCATGTTGCATCCCGGGACAGTGAAGTGCGTAGACAGGATGCTCGTCACACCGGGCTCGCACTGTGCTTTCAGGCCGAGAACGACCTTTGCCAGCTCGTCCGTGAACACCTGCGTTTCCTCCTCTCGAGAGAGGCCCGGGTGCGCTGCCCGGTGTACGCCACGGTCAAAGCCCGGAATACACGCCACATCTACGCGCTGCCCGTGGTAGGTGTGGATGTGGATCACCTCCGGCTCCGTTACGACGCTGACCGAATCATCGCCGTAAAAAGCCGTCGTCAGCATCTCGAACTGCTCCTCGCTGTCGTGGTTCGGAGTGCCACGCAACACGACGGTCGGGGCCACGTTGGAAAGCCGCCGGATGTGGTCTATGGCTGTCCGGCTCTCGCGGAGACCTCTGTCCGACCATACGCGGGCCTGATGGAAAATGTCGCCAGAGACGACGATAAGGTCCGGCCGGTGCTCCTCCGCGTACATCGCCTGAAAATCAAGGCAGCGGCAGATGTCCTGAAAACGGGCATTCTGTCCGCCGACCTCTGGCCCGGGGAAACTGCCGATGTGCCAGTCTCCGGTGTGCAATACTTTCAGCATCACATATCCTCCCTGAGCAGCTCTTTGATGATGTCGTCGAGCTTGCCGCGCCGCGCTGCATCCGCACGAGACTTCGCGCACTGAATATTCCTCATTTCATCTTCGGTCGGAACCTGCGCGTAGACCTTGTGGCCAGAGCTGATGCTGAACGAAATGTAGTCCAGCGCGAGCTTTGCGAGCTCGGTGCGGTCCGGGCTGCGGAACGTCCCGATAGGGCAGCAGGTGCGCTCGGCGTTGGTGTAACGTCCGCCGCCGGAAATAAAGATGGTCGCCATGAGCTGTGCCTCGTGAGGGATTGTTTCAGTCTCCTTGACCTCAAACATTGCCACGTTGTCCGAATTGACGGCGACCATGCCGTCCTGCGAAAGAATCATCATAATCATTTCCTCCATGTATGGTTTCTCTGGCAGTCGCGGCAATAAGCCACTCCGCCGAAATGCTTGCGGCTGTACTCTGCTACGTCGAGGCCGACCTGCTTACCGCAGTCCGCGCAGAACTCGCTGTCGCCGTTCCGGCCCTGCTGTCGGTTGCTCGGCGTGGGCTGCTGCTGGCGAGGCCGCTGCGCCGGTCTCTCGGGCTGCTGCTCCTGCTGGGGCTGCTCCTGTCCGACCTCAAAATCCGGCTCCGGCTGCACATAGCCGTCGTCGTCATCGTCCACATAGACCGTGTGGCTGGTTTTCGGGCGGCTGCCGTACAGGTCATTCGCCGCGCCAAACATGGACTTTACCGCCTCCTCACGGACGGTCGGATTGTCAAGGTTCGGGACGAGGTAAGCCACAACAAAGGGCTTTCCGAACTCCTCGATAAGGTAACTGGACTTAATCTGCATCGCGGTGCGGAGGGCGCGGTTGAGAGCCTTGCTCTCGCACATCTCGCTGCGGAACTTCATAAATTCTGCCCGCTGCTTCTCTGTCATCCCAGCCGTCACATCATCCACCGCAATTTCCTTATGGGCGACGATGGTGACGTTCTCGCCGGTGAGCTGCGGGACGCTGATTCGGACCTCGTGCTTGACGTCCTTGTTGGGGCAGCCTCCGCAGCGAATCGGCTTTCCGATGCTGCGGTTGACCTCAGCGCACTTCTGGCAGGTGGACGGGACGACCGGGCGGCTGGAAAGAATCTTGATGCCTGCAGCTCGCATGAGCTTGGTGAGACCCTTTTTGGTGAGGGCGTACTTGGCCGGGGTCGCTTTGTGGACGTACCCCTTGCTGTCGCGCCACTCGTCCTTGGCTTTCTCCATCTCATAGATTTCGCCGTCATTGAGGTCGGTGCTGATTTTCACGGAGTTCATCACCGGCTTTTGGATGTCGGCAATCTCCGTCACGGTCTGCATCGGGACGAGGAGGTTGTACTGCGCGGGCGGGTACTGCTGCGCAATGGTGAGCGCAGCGTGTTTGTTTTGTTCGTTCATGGTTCACGCTCCTGTTGACTTTTGGTGTGGAGCGAGATACAATAGGCTTGTCCGACAAGAGGGTCGCGCTTTCGAGCGCGGCTCTTTTTTTATGCCTGTGTATCCGGCTCCTGCTGCTCTGCCGCTGCTGCGGCCTCCTGCTCGTCCAGCTCCTTGAGCAACTGGGTGATGGTCTTGCCCGTTTCCTTGCGGCAGCAGGTCGAGCCCATACCGACGCGACGGGCGGCCGCGCTGCGCAGCTTGCGCGAGCATCTGCCGCAGAGGCAGAAAAGGTTCTGTTCAGCCATGTGGTTCACCTCCTTTCAGTGGTCCTTGAGCATCTTGAAAAATGCGTTGTTGATGATGTGGAACGCCAGCAGGGTGACGCCCAGCACGATAAGCCACTCGCCTCCGAAAGCGTAGTAGCCGCGCGCTGCGTAACTGGCCGGGACCAGTGCCAGCGCGGCGATGAATCCGCAGATACCGGCCGCGAGGACCTCTGCAATCCAGATAGCCGCAATGAGCAATGCTCTGTGAATCTTCCAGTTCATTTACTGCTCCTTTCTCTTGAGGCTCTGCGCCGTCTCGAGGACTGCGCGGCTGTACTTGCTGCTGTGCTGGCCCTTGCTCCACGCGGCTTTCATGCCGCTGTCGCCCATGTTGTAAGCCATGAGGGCTTTATCCGGGTCGTCGTACTTCTGGAACGCCTGCCCGAGGATGTAGATGCCTGCCTCGATGTTCTGCTCCGGGTCCATCACGTCCGTAATGCCGAGTTCCTCGTAGAGCCAGCGGTGGTTGCAGACGTTAATCTGCATGAGGCCGAAGTCTCCGGTGTCGCTGACCGCGTCCGGCTTGTAGCTGCTCTCCCGCTCGATGACGGCGAGGGCGATTTCAAACGGGACGCCCTGCCGTTCCGCCTGCTCCCGGACGTACCGTTGCAGCTCGTCGCTCATCGGTACGTCGTAGAGGAGCTCCGGCTCCTGTTCGGCCTCTGGCTGCACCTCCATGTAGGCGAGCGTCACATATTCCGTTACCGGTGCTGCAGCTGTCTGCTGTGCGAGGTTTGCTGCGGCCGTCGTCGCGCAGGAGTAAGCCGCAATGAGCGCGGTGACTGTGCAGAAAAACGCAACGGCCGCAATCTCCATCTTTCTTTTAAGCGCATCCATAATCAGGTGTGGCGGCTGCCGTGAGCGAGCCGACCGTCCTCCGTGCGACGCGGTCGAGGATTTCCTTGACCTCTCCGCTCGTCCGGGTCCGGCAGAAGTCGTCGCAAATCTTGATTCGGGTGTTCCCGATGGTGAAGTCCTCTACGACGTTCCCGCTCTGCTTCGCCTCCAACACTTTTTACACCTCCTGTTTTCCGAATTGCTTTCTATAAATGAGCTTCAAGGTCTGAGCCTTGTTCGTTATCTCGTCGAGTACCTCGAGGTACTGCTCCATGCGCGGCTTTTCGCTCGCGTCGATGACGCCGTCGGCCGCGATGCCGATGATTCCGTCCTTGACCTCCGGCAACGACTTCATTGCCGAAATGAGCTGTAATGTGACCCGCTCGAGCTCTTCCAGCTCAATCGGTGAAATTGTCCCGATGCCGAGCGGGCAGAGGTGCGAGCAGAAATGGTTTTGCAGCTCCGGCGCGTTGTAGGTGTCCGACAGCATCAGGACCTCCTCCGGGTGCGGGTTGATGGTTCCGAGCTCGATGTTGGCGAGCCGCGTCCGGTCGATGCCGGTCACCTCTGACGCACCCTCTCTGCTGCCTAACCGGTCGTTCCACGATGCCGCCGCGATTCGTGCCTTGTAAAACACGTTGTCAGCGGCTTTCGTCGCCATTTTGGGCATTTATCCTGCGCCTCCTTTCGATTAAAATATTTACAGGGGAAACGCTAAATGTTCGTTTTTGGCGTCACGATTTTGCATCAATGACGTGAAACGGGTCGCTTCGGGTTAAAAAAAAGGTCGTCGTAGGGATAGCCGAGGGCCTGCTTGATTTTCAGGCTCAGCTTGAGGGACGGGTTCTTGTCGCCGCTCTCAATCTGTGCGTAGTGGCTCCGGCTCACGCCCAGCCGCTCGCTGAAAGTCTGCTGGGTGTAGCCTGCGCCCTCTCGGAGCGTTTGCAGCTTTTTCCGCATTCCGCCTGTCTCCTCCTTTCTGTGTGACCCTTTTGGGGTCTTTCTGTGGTTTATTATAGTCCCTAATTGGGTCAAAGTCAAGTTTTTTCAAAAATTTTTTGCTATTTATGACGCAGTTAGCGTCATTTGTCCCCGTGAGGGGATTTTTGTGATACAATATAAAAGTCTTAGGGAGACTAACTATTAAAAGTCAAGCCCCAAAATGAAAAAATCCGTCTGCCGACCGCTGCCCCTGACAAACAGCATTC